GGTTTAGATCGAATTGGCGCTGGTGATTACAGCGGCTGGGACATTCGCCTTTCTGCTCAGTTGATTAGAGCGGGTTCTGTTGTGCTTATGCGCTTAGGCGCAGCCCTTGGTTTTACACTGCAGGACGTAACAGCTATGCGTGTGCTAGTCGATGATATTGCGTCAATGCTTGTGTCATATAATGGTTGTGTTGTCGTTTTGGACGGTTGGATGAAGTCTGGTGCTTGGATTACGTTGATCCTTAATAGCATCTGTAACAGTTTGCTTCACCGTTGCGCATGGTTCGCCCCAGCAATGGAGGGTACCTTTAAGTTGAGCCCTAAAGCAGCGTCCTTTCGATCAGTTGTTCATTTAGCAACTTGTGGAGATGATTCGGTCAGTGGTTCTAAAACCGATGAGTTCTCTATGATCACAATGGGTAGGTTTTGCGATAGTGTGAACTTGAAATACACAGATGCAAACAAGAATCCAATTAGTAAGGCTTTTGAACATATCGATAATGTCAATTTTTGTAAAAGGCAATTTCGTTTTGAGCCTGAAATAGGTCACATGCTGTCACCATTGAGCCTGGATTCAATCATGCGTCCTTTTTGTTTTTGGACGCCCGGTTCTCAATCAATTGAGTCGTATTTAATAGCGACTACGGTAGCGCAAATGCGCGAGCTAGCTCGGCATGATAGAGCGACGTTCGATAGGATGCACAGCGTCATTTTTCGAGCGTGTCGACGCGTGAACATCGACACCCTAATTCCAGAATTGTTTTGGACACATAGCAATTGGATAGGGGACTTGCGCACGCGTTATTTCACGGAGGATTTATTGAGTTTTGATCCTCCACTTAAAATCAGTTGGTCTGAATAAACCATCCTACGTAACATTCGGGTAAAACATTTTCATTGCATGTATATGGTTACCATTGTATAAATTAGTTACTTATATTTTAGGCTTTGCATGTTTTATAACTATTCTGATTGTTCGGGCTTAATCCCCCCCGCGCAATTGTACAAACAAATATTGGATTACTTCAAATAATAATATATTTCAATACACAAAAGTTACACAAAGAGTGGGCGTCTTGGACGTCGCCCACCAACAACCTGCT